ATCCGTTTGCGTGAGTTGCGGAGGCAGTACCGTGGGCGATACGAGCCAAAATACCGTTTGTAACTGAACCAGTGTGCTGTGAGTAACCTGTGTTCAAGTTGTAAAGACCACGCTCTTCCTTAAGTGGGTCAGCACCTGCGTTGGCACCATCAGTAAGTTGGATACCCTGACGGATACCTGAACCGACACGACCACCGCCATAAATTGACTGGTCAGCCTTAGCACCTGCGGCTAGACGATCTTCGCCTGTAACTACACCTGCACGGTCGCCACTGTAGACGAAATCCATGAAGAAGATAAGACCACTTGGTAAACTCATTGGTTGCACGGAAACAAGATCCTGTGCGATAAGACCACCGAATACACGGCGGACGATTGGGAATGCAACGGCAGCAAATCCCTCAACATCTCCAGCAGCCATTGAACTTGACTCTTTGAGTAGTTGAGCAGCTTGGTTCTCAAGAAGACGTGCCATGCCATTACGCTGGTTGTCATCTCTGAGACCTTCAAGAAGGCCTGTCTTCTCCCACTTGGAGAGGAGTGCTTCACCTTCATGAGCTAGTGTGCGCTGTCTGATGCCTTCAGTTAGCTTTTCTATTACGCTCATTTTATTTTTCTCCTTTAAATGATTATAAATTAGTCTCTATTGAGACCTGCAAGAACCGCCCAGCGATTTAACTCTGGGTTTGATTTTGTTGACGAAACTTCTTCTCTACGGGAACTGATTATTGTAGACGACCTTCTTTCCACTGTTTCAGACAACGATTTAGTCTGAGCAGACTTATTGCCTGCCGTTGTCTTTTGAAGAGTTTCAAAAATGGTTTTTGCTTCATCAACCGATTGTGCTTCTGAGATCATCTCGGCAATCTTTTGTTTTTGCCGCTCATTCAAGGAGGTATCACTGAGCACCTTATTTGTGTAATACAACCGAGCGTTTGAAGCATTAACTTTTTCTAATGCCACTTTGGTCTCGGATAGTAAATCTTTATACTGTTTAATCTTCTCTTCCAAGCTTCTAATTTCTTTTACACTGGCTTGGAGAGCTTCTTTTATTTCTTCTTGTCCATCACGAGTAGGTGTTTCTTCTGATAGAGCTTCCTCTTCATCTTCTTCCTTCTCGTCGTTGGAGTCTTCTTCAAGTTCTATTTCTTCCAATGCAAATTCAGGAGCATCAACCTGAACGGCTTCTTGGTGTAAGATACCTTCAAGTGCTTCACGAATTTCATCATCGTCAAATTCTACTTCATCATCACGGTTAGCAGCGTCCATCTCTTCGCCTTCCATGCCAGCGGCGACTTGCTCTTCGTCCTCTAGTTCTGGGACGCCGACATCTAGATCTTCACGATCAACCATATCCTCTTCGCTGGCTGGCTCCATTGCTGCTTGTTGAATCAATTGATCTAGTGGGATCTCTATCATTTCATCGTCGTCTGACATGTGGGACATCTGTATATCATCAACAAATGCATCGGCAGGTGCATCACCAGCTTCACTATCAAGATCATCTAGACCAAGTCCAGCAAGGTCAGCTTCTGGTTCTTCCAGAATTGTCTGAACTGCCGCTTTAACCTCTTCAGAATACTTCTCAACAATTTCTTGTTGGGCGCTTTGCAGTGCTGCTTCTCGCAACTGCTTGGCATCAATTATTGCTTGCTCTAGCATATTAGACATAATATAAACTCCACTCTGATCGCATTGGATCAATAATAAGTAGTTTTATGAAATGGAAAACGCTTTTTAATCAGGGTCCGCCTGTGTTAATTCCTGATCCAGTAAGCTCAAACATCATGCCAGGTTCAATGCCTGTTAGTTCTGCATATAACTCAAAGCTTGAATTACCACCTGAGGCATTTGAAATATAAATGGTCTTACATTTAACATCCAGATCAATACTGCCACTTGTTATGGTAAGGAAATGCTTGTTAGAGATTGTATTGCCGTCATCCTTAGAATCAAAGTGTACTCTGAGGCTTCTGTTTGCATTTGTGCAGAATACTTTTACGTTTTTTGTTACCGCAGGAAAATCTATCCTAAACTCTGAGTTATTCTCAATAAGTGCTGTACCTGTTAGGAATGGCGTACCCGCCACTTGAAATGATCCAACGTTACCTATACCTGGTCTTCTATTACTTGGAGTTGCCATTATTTTTTCCTCCGCTTGCTCTTATAACTATTATCATCAAATGCTAATAGCTCTTGTCTTTTACGATTTACTTTATCTATAACACGCTGTCTTTTTCGTTTTCTTTCGGTGTTCTTTACTGAATCGGGAACAAAGTACCTTCGGTTTCTTACTTCCTCTATAAGACCTTCTTTCCTAACCTTACGATTAAATCTACGAACTAGTGAGTCCACATCTTTGATTCCAAAATCATCAATGCTAACTTTTATTGTTCCTGATAGGTTCTTGTTTCTTCTGCGGTTGTGTCTTCTACCCTTCATCTATTTGCCTTTCTCTATTCTGGATAGTACATTGCCCCACTGTGACATTCCTGGCAGGCTTGATATATCTAAACCTGCTTCACCCTGTGGGTTTTTATTTTCACTTAATGGCTCGGTGCCTGCAAAGAATGGCATCTCTTTAAACTTCTTCTCTAGTTCTGTTTGCATTCTTTGTGGTCGGGCTCCAACTTCCTGCATTATTCTTTGACGAACTTCAGGATTAGCTTTTGGCTGTGCTGGTGCTGATTCTTGCACAACGGTCTGTCCAATAGACATGCCTTGTGCTACCTCTGCTACGATCTTTGTTAACATTCCATCTTCAAAGATTACTTCTCTAATGCATTCTTTAATGATGTTTTTTAGTTCACTCTTTTTCATTCATCCCCCAATACGTCATTGATTGCACGATAAATGCGATCTGACTTATTTAAATGAGTGTCTAGTTTTTTATTCTCTGCGACCAAGAAAGCTCCAGTTGTGCTTGGCTCTGAAACCAAGTCAAAGCAAAGAAGCTGAAAGTCGTCCTCTACCATGGTGACACCGCCTTGCTGGCGAGTTGATCCTAGACCACGGCTTGAGATGCCTAGCTGCACGCCGCCTTTAACCAGTTGTTTAGCAATTTGACCTGATGGGGTATCAAGAATCTTAACTTTACCCATAACGTTATCGCCATCCCACCATACTTCAGTAATCAAGTGACTTGCATTCTTTAAGTTGATGACTGACTCATCTGGGTGATCTAGCTCGCCAAGTGAGCGACATTCACGAACTAATTTCTCGTAGTTCTTAATTTCTCTCTCTAGAATATCACGGGGGTAAACACGATTGTTCCCATTCTTAGCTTCTGCCATTTGAATTTTGCCAGCTAGAATAAGATGATCACCCTTACGATTACCTTCTTTCTCTTCTTCTGTGAGAAGATCATCGTTGTAATCCAAATCCATAAACTCTTTTAGCACGTATTTCTTAGTCATTGTTTTCTCCTTTAGAGTGCGGGCGCTACCCGCACGGTACTGCTACCCCTGCAACACCTGGCGACTGGTCTTAGTCTCCACTTCTGTGTCCACATCCCTTTTAGTTCGGTATTCATATTGAAATCCTCCATCTGATATGAGCATACACAGTGCATACGATGTTCCAGATGATAAGCAGCCCAATAAAAAAGCGTTTACAAATGAAACATCAAATGTAAATAGTTCTGTAAAAGGGTTTAGGAGCAATAGCAGCACACCAGCCCAGAAACCCATACACATTGGGCAATGGAAAAAATGATGCTTTGGTCGTATTGTGTTAAATATTGATCCGTATACTAGAATCTGTGTAAGCCCATAGGCTATAAGCACAAAGCATAAAATACTCAATCTATCTTCTTTCTTTAAAAAATGTAGCCGTAGCCAGCATAGGAGTAGTAAGGCACATCAATTTGATATTTTCTACGCTCTTCTTCTGGTTCTATCTCGCCTGCTTCAGTGCTCTCTTCATCGTTAGGATTAACGAAGCGATCTTCTATGGAGCTTTCGTATTCTTTAGCCAATTGATTTTCTAAGCGGTAGGCCTTCATATAGGTTTCTGTCTCTGCCAGAATAGCCTGTAGAGTACTAACATTATCGTTCTCTACATACAAAGACTGGAGCGTACCGTTGACCATGCCGCCCTCTACGGTACCAACCTTCAAGACACCTCGGCGAGTCAATGTGTCTAAGTACACCTTTTGGTGTTGGTACACACCCTCACCAACGCCCATCTTTGGGACAGTGAGAACACGCTTCTTGTCTGGTGTTATAAAAATGTCAAAGTAGTCGTGGTCTTTGATAAGCAGCGCACCATCAAGTGTCTTGCTCATTTTCAACTGTACTACACGATCTGGTTGCTCAGGAGCCTTTGGATCATAGGAGACATTTATCCCACCTTCATTTTCATTGGTGGGTTCTTCTGTATTAGTGATTTTTACTTTAATCGTCATTTTCTATTTCACTACTCAACTTCTGAAGTTTAAGCATCTTCATTAGAAACTTTTCATCCACTGCAAGATTTCTCATCTCTTCTATCTTGCCAAGAACATTGTTGATTCCCTCAAGCATAAACTCATCGTCTTTTACAACCTTTGTCTTGAGCGACTCAGTAACAATGTTTTTAATTCTTTCAAGCTCTTCGTTAATGAAGAAGTGAAACTCTGTATAGCCATCATTAATTGATGTGACATACTTTGATAGAAGTGTGCGCTGTTCAGACAAAAGACCTGTGTAAGCAGTATTAAACTTTTCTATAAAGTTCTTGACTACTAGTGAGTCTATATGTTCTAGTTTTTCTTTCTGCTCAACAACTTCTTCAGTTATGTTCTTAATGATGCTTGACTCTAAAAGCACACGCTGCTTAACAGGTGTGTCGTCTTTAAAGATCTGTGATATTGTAGCCAAAGCTCTGTAGTTTGGAACAAAGTTGTTAAAGACATCCTTAGAGATGTTTTTGTTTATCTGTGAGATTAGAGCATTCTTTTCTTGAATAAGTTTATTCTTGTTTAACAAGCTAGCTTTTCTTTTGACTTCAAAGATAAGCTTCTCGCCAAGCTGTGGTGTTAGATTGTTGTCTTTTGATAGAGCTTGGTAACACTCTAGCTCCTTGCTTAACTCGGTACCCTTCTTAAAGAATTCCTTAATTGTACTAACGACTACTTGCTTTTTTGCATCGTCTTCTGCAAGGATAGCTTTTGTAGCCTCCCTAACCAATGCCTCAAACACAAATCCAGTGTTTCTTTTCTTATTGTGCTTTGTTGCCATCTTTTTGCTCCATCTGTTCTATAAGCTTATTTATCTGTACAGCTTTCTGCTTGCTCTCAAATAAAAGGCTCTCATCTCTATTTAGTTCCTCAGTTACTCCGATGCCCAAAGTAGTTAGTGCTGACGCACCTGGGAAGTTAGATCTACGAGTATTTGTTTCTTTCTTGCCCTGGGCTCTATAGGATCTTGTACGTGGACCCCTATTACTGCGACCGTCTTTGCCAGCGTGCTTAACAGGATAATATACTTTACCCTTTGCGCCTGGTGTAAGATAGCCATCATCTCTCATGCCTGGTTCGGGCTCTGCAAGTAGATCACCTGTTTCGGGCTCTTCTGCCTCGGGCTCATCTCCGCCTTCGTCTCCTCCAGTATCACCGCCAAGGTCACCCCCAAGGTCGCCGCCTCCTAGGTCGTCGCCTCCACCGAGGTCACCAGTTTCTCCTGCTTGACCGCCCATCATAGCTTCATATTCGCCAACAGCTAGCTCAGCAGATTTCTCTACAATAGCTTTCTGCTTAGCGTCTTGGAACTGCTCTTCTTGCACTCTAGAGATTTCTTGATCGTCTAATTTGAAAATGTTCTTGTATACCCAGCGTCTTGAGAAGTATGAGTCTGTTGCGTTGCCTGCAATGTCAAACTTGGTACGCAAGTGTTCTAGTTCTTGTAGTTCTGCAATTCTTGATGGGTTGTTCAAGGAGAGCCTAAATGATGTTAGGTCTTCCCCTCGGTAGCCCAAAGTGTATAGGTGTACTACAACAATCTTCTCTAGTTCTGAGATGATTACACGCTGAAGTCTTTGGATTGTTCTTGCGAAACGAATATCTTTCTGAGCCAGTGTGGTTTTATCTTCCATGCTGTCAGACTGTGCTAGGTATGCTTTTGGAATCTTCAATGCAGAGAACAACTTGTCTCGGAGATATTGCACGTCCTCAATAGCACTGGTGAACTGACCACCAGGTAGAGTTTCAATTCGTGAAGACTGACCACCACGGGTTGGGATATAATAATCTTCATCAATGCTCATGGCATTGTAACGCAAGTCTACACGACCTGTGTCTTCATCTACAATCTGTGCACGCTTCATTTGCGTCTTGACAGATTCAATATATTGCTCCACCTCGTTAGGAGGCATGTTGCCAATGTCAATGTAGAATACACGGCGTTCTGGTGAGCGGACAACACGATACGCAATCATAGCATCTTCTAGAAGACTAAGCTGACGCCAGATACGACGGGCTGGCTCTAGAACTGATGTACCGTATGGAACATACTTGTCGTTGCCTAGAATGCGGAAGTGTGCAACCTGCCAGTTCTCAAAGGAGACACTCTCACCGCCGCCAGGCCAATAGTATTGAACATAATTAGGATTTGTAGGATCGGTGCCTTCAATTCTTTCCAGTTCTTTAACTGGGAGTGGGATTACATTTGTGATGCCCAACTCATCGTCCACATCCAAGTACAAATAATAATCACCGTACTTGCACATGTTTCTTGCCCAGCCAAACATATTGAACTCAACATTCAAAACGCTATAGAGCAATGTGTGGACAATCATCTTGATCTCTTCATTCATACAGTCAATCTGTACAATAGGAGAAATATCTGATGATGTGCTTATTTCGTCTGCATACACATCCAAGGTAGATGCGATCTCTGGGGTATATTCCATTTGATCAAAGTCATTGTACCTCTGCTCTCTATGGGAAGTATTTAATACCTTACTATAAATCCCTTCAAATGGATTATAATATTCTTTCTTCTTAAAAGCCTTGCCAGTTGAAGAAACGAACGTATACTTCTCGTAGTTTGGAGCACGATTCTTTTTGATCTGCCCAGTCCTGTATGTAACTATAGGACCACTAAACAACCTCGTGAGTCGTCTGAATAAAGCAGATTGTCTATTCCTTGGATTATTTTCAGCCATGTCTATCCTTTATATATCCAGCCAATATCGTATTTTATACCATTGGTTGTTCTTTGTTCAGTATTATTATTGTTTTGTTTATACCCCTTCATACCAGGGATAGTGGTGTTGAGTGACCTCCCAGAGACCGATATGCCTGTAAGCATAGCCTTTTTATATTTAGTCTCACGATCATTTATTGTCAAAGCAACACCTTGGACCCAGCAGGCTATGGCCAGTGCCATTACTAGATCATCATTGTAACCTCTCATTGCTTGGGCTCTGCCGTTTTGCCAGATGAATGTTTTTAATTCAGAAGCAGTTCTAACTGAGTTGATCTTAATCACTCCGTTTCTAACAAACTCTTCTAGCTTAGCTATTACTAGCGGTCTAGTCTTCATAGACATTGTAAAGCCAGCGATGCCATTCTTTGCCTGTGCTACAAGCTGATCTACGTAATCGTGTGTAGACTTTAGGGAGTAGTAAAGATTAGGATACTCTAAATCTTCTAGCTTGGACAGGACACCATAATCTCTATTGTTTTCTATAACAAGCAATGCATGATTATATTCTGCTGCGATCTCGCCAATTAGTGGCGCATACATATCGGCAGTTATTTTGCCTTGATACTCTGCGACCTGTTCCATTGTGTCGCATCTTATGACTTGCACCGTACTGTAATCTTTACCGTCGCCTCTAGCAACGTCGCCCACTACAACGTATTCAGCGCCATCTATAGGCTCTTCCCAGATCCAGTAATTTCTATCAAAGCCAGCCCTGTGCCCTGGATCGCAAGACTCCTCAAACAAGCACTCTAATTTATCACCTGAGATAACTGTCTCACCTGATGCATTAAAGCTACATTCAAGCTCCTGTGCTATTTCTCTTGGAGACATGTTTCTGGTTTCTTTCTCAAACCACTTTTTATCTCTATCTGGGTGTACACTCCAGGGTAGGTTTACATAATTAAAGTCATTCTTTTCTTCTACCGCCTCAGTATAAGTCTTGTGGAACCAGTTACCAACACCATTAGGAGTAGACAAAGTAATCGCTGCACCACCAGTTGATAGGGTAGGATAGAGACCAGCCCATAATTCATCAAGCCCTTCAACGTGTGCTGCTTCGTCTACAACTAGCAGAGACAACGCTTCTGAACGACCTGCATCACCAGAGGTTGACGAGGCTTTTACTTGTGATGCATTTGACAGTTCAAATGATGTTCGGTTATTAATTGTAATGTCAGCTATCTTCAGCCAAGGTGGAAGATGCTTGTGGATTTGTTTTATCTTCTTAACCAAGTTGGTCGCACTTTGTAATTTTGTTGCGACCACCAAAACGTTCTTGCTTCTATGAAACAAGATAAGCCAGCAGACATATCCTGCAACCGAAGTTGAAAGACCTAACTGACGAGCTTTCAAGATAATATTGAAACGGTTATCTTGAAACTGCTTGATAACATCCTCCTGGAAAGGATATAAATCAAACGGAATGAGCCCTCTCATAGGCTCAGTTATCTTAGCATACTTGGTAAGGAAGTACACTGGGTCTTTACCGCAGCGGACAATTTCCTTCATTGCCTCACTTTTAGCGAGGGGCATTATGCACTCGGCGTATCTGGATTAGCTGGTGCTGAGTCGTTCTCGGCTTTCTTTGGGTTTTTAAACTGATCCATAAAAGTTTTGATATTGTCTTCTATGCTCTTGCCGCTATACTCATTGTCACTAGCGTTGACAGCATTGGTTTCAGAAATGCCGCCGATTGAGAAGACTTTCTTTACTGTTACAAATGTTCTTTGACGTGATAGGTTCTGGACATGAATGTCAGCATCACCATCAGCAGTAAGCGTGACTGCTTCTTTTGTGATTTCTTTATATCGTGACTTTAGTCTCTTAACGATATCGCCGATGCGTTGTTCCATCTCATTTGTGAATTGTGCTCGTGGGTGAACTTCCTTGAGCATAATCTCGCTATGGTAAGAGATGATGGCCTTATCATGAGCAAATCGGACTCCAAAACCGTCCATCATGTTTCTTTTGTATTGGTCTTTATCTTCACGACGTAAGCCGAACTCTATAGCATTGCCATCAGCATCGTAAGCTCCATCGTATGAATCTGCTGCTGCTTGAGCAAGCCCTCTTAATATTTCTAAATTCTTTGCAGCCATTTACTTTCTCCTGTGCTTTTTAACTTGCGCTAATCGTTCCTGATCAGGTCGCCAGCCGTTATCCCATCGCTCTTCACGCTCTTGAACAAAGTCAACATAGCAAAGATAACAACAGGAAAACCTATTCATATATAGGTCATCCTTCATTGAAAATGAATAAGTTTCGCAGACAGGGCAGCTTCTCGTATCTTTTCT